GGCGAGGCGTGAACCGCAGCGCGTGCGAGTTGGAACTCCGACGCACGCGAGACGCTCTGGCCGTCACGACGGCGAAACTTGAGCAGGCGACGCGGCAGCGGGACATCGCCGAGACGCGCGGATGGCGTTGGTTGAACCACGCGATCCAGATCGACGATGCGGTCGATGCCATGATCGAGCACATCGAGAGCGAGATCGGGCGGGGCCGGGGTGCGGCGGCGCACCATCGTCTCCTCGATCGGCTCCACGAGCTGAAAGAGAGTTTCCCGGCATGACGCGCTACGAGTTCTTCGTTCCGGGCAAGCCGCAGACCGCCGGCTCGAAGCGTGCCTTCCCGCATCGCACGACGGGCCGGATCATCGTGGTCGATGACTGCAAGGGCGGCAAGGTCTGGCGCAAGGCCGTCCAGTACCACGCCGGCGTGGTGTGCAAGGCGATGCTGACGGGGCCGCTCGCGGTCTCGGTCGTGTTCGTCATGCCGCGGCCGCTCTCGCACCGCAAGAAGGACGGCACGACGGCCCCAGGTGCGCCGCGCTACCACATCGTGAAGCCAGACACGACCAAGATGCTCCGAGCCATCGAGGACGCGCTCACGGGCATCGCGTGGATCGACGATGCCCAAGTGATCGTGCAGACGGCGGCGAAGCGGTACGCGCGGTTCGGCGAGGAACCCGGCGCGCGGGTGACGATCGAACCCTACACGGAGGAGCCATGAGCGACCCGAAGCACGAAGTGATCGAGCACTCGCGGAACATCCACCAAGTGCTCCTCGAAGCCGATCATCCCGAGACTTGGGAGCATTGGGTGCTCCTCGCGAGCGACCGCCACCACGACAACCCGAAAGCCGACTGGGATCTCGAACGGAAGCACCTCGACCAAGTGGTCGCGCGCGGCGCATCGTGGATCGATGTCGGCGACCTCTTCGACGCGATGGGCGGCAAGTGGGATCCACGGCACTCGAAGGGCGAGGTACGCGAGGAGTACGCGATGGCCCCGGACTACCTCGATGCCATCGTGCGCGATGCGGCCAAGTTCTACTCGCCGTACGCCAAGCACCTCGTGGCGATCGGGCGCGGGAACCACGAGCAATCGATCCTCAAGCGTCACGAGGTCGATCTCATCGAGCGACTGGCGGCTCACATGAGCCAGATCTCCGGGCATCGGGTGTGCTCTGGCGGCTACGGCGGGTTCGTTCGGTTCTCCGTGAAGTTCCACGCGACCGAGGTCTCGGCGTTCACGCTGCGCTACTTCCACGGCTCTGGCGGCGGCGGGATGATGAGTCACGGCACGCTCGCGACGCGGCGCATGGCCTCGTGGACGGACGCGGATGTCATCGTGTGCGGCCACACTCACGATCAATGGGCACTCCGGCTACAGCGCGAGACGCTTGAAACCACGAAGGGGCGGTTCCATGTGCGGCTCCGCGACCAATGGCACATCCGCACTCCGACCTACAAGCAGGAGTGGAACGACGGCTACGCCGGGTGGCACATCGAGACAGGCAAGCCGCCCAAGCCCACGGGGGCGACTTGGATGCGGCTCTCGCTCGTGCGCGTCGAGGCTCCCGAGCGCATCGAGTCCGCGAAGCCGAACAAGACCCGCGCACGGTGGCGCGTCGCGGCCCAGTTCATGGAGGCGATGTGAAGCCGTTCGCGTCGTTCTGGGCGACCCTCGCCGGCGTGCGCTACCGGATCCGGTTCGTGCGCTCGGCCGAGATCCCGTTCGATCGCTTCGCCGATTGCTCGTCGCCGGAGTCGAGCAAGCGCGAGATCCGCGTGCGCCAGGTTCTACGGGGCAAGGCTCGCATGGAGACCGTGATCCATGAGGCGTTGCACGCGCAGACATGGGATCGCACGGAGGCCGATGTAGCTCGCAGCGCGCGCGAACTCGCCGCGCTACTCTGGCGGTGCGGATATCGCGAGGTCGAGCCGTGAATGGAGCGAAGATGCCACACTTTGCGCGATGTGTAGCAAGATCTATCCCCGGAGCCGTGATCGGCATCCTGCTCGCGTGCGTGGCCCTGCTCGCCGCGTACATCGGCGGCGGCGGTACGGGCCTGCTCGCGTGTGCGTGTGGCCTGATTACCACGGCCTCGCTCGCGGGCCTCGTGTGGAGGCTCGACCCGCCATGAGCACGACCGAAGAAGAGGCTCGCTCGATCGAGGCCGTGCGTCGGTTCTGTTACGACCTCCTCGACCCCAAGTCCACGCCGCGCGTACCGCGTGCCGTGCGCCTGCGGGCGCGCGCCGTGTGCAAGCATCTCCCGGTCGATCTCGGCCTCTTCGCTACCCGTTACCTGAAGGATGAGCGATGCCGCGCAAGCCGCCCACGGTGAAGCACCAGACGCAGGCTTGGACGCTCCAGTCCATCGCCGAGCGCGACCGCGAGCCGCTATGCCGGATGTGCAAGGCGGCGGGACGGCTCACGCCGGCCGTGTGCATCGACCACAAGATCCCGCTTGCCGAGGGCGGATCGATGCACGACCCGGAGAACCTCCAGCCGCTATGTGCCTCGTGCCATCGCAAGAAGACCGCGATCGAGGGACGCGAGCGGCAAGCCGACCGTGGCCGATTCCCGAGCGAGGGCACCGTCGTGCTCGGCGCGCCGGCATCGGGCAAGACCACGCTCGTGAACTCGCACAAGGCCGAGGGAGACTTCGTGTGGGATCACGACCGGGTGCTCGCGGCGATGCGAGGTCGGGACTTCAGCGGCGAGCCAGATGGCGACGCTAGCGCGCTCGCGTTCATGGGGCGACTGCGGCGCAGCGTGCTCGAAGCGTGGCGCGACGGGTGGATACCGGGCCGGCTTTGGTGGATCACGACGAACGCCGATGAGGCGCGCGCGTTGCGGGACGAGTTCCCGCGCGTGCGGCTGATCGTTGTGCGCGCGAGTCTCGACGATCTCGCGAAGCGGATCGAGGCGCGCCGGCTACCGCGCGAGCGCATGATCGAGATGCTGTCGGCCGCGCGAAACATCGCCGCGAGCATCGATGCGAGCGGGTTATCGGCGGAGAATCCGTTATGAGGACGCGCGATGAGGCCGATACAGCGGGTCGCGGCGCGTCGATCGCCACCGATGCCGCGAACATCGCGGGAGATCCATGCGGATCCGCGCAAGATCGCGTAAGATCGTGCGCGATGGGGGTATGGGGTTATAAAGTTTCGACCCTCATAGACGGATATCCCCTCGCGCCTGCGCGTACGCGATTTGAACGGTTTTCTAGGATTTTGGATTGACAATGGGACTCCGCGGCCCTGCGCCTAAACCTGCCAAGGCATTGCGACTCGCCGGGAGCGTGCTCGCGGCCGCTCGCGAGAGTGCCGAGCCGCCAAGCGACGAGATTCTCCCCGAGTGTCCTGCGTGGCTCGACGATGTCGGCCGTGCGGCGTGGGCCGACTGGCTCCCGCGCATCGCCGCGATGCAGATCATGTCGAGCGGCGACCGCGACGCGCTCGCGCTCATGTGCGACACATGGTCGCGCTACCTGGAGGCTCGCAAGCGACTCGCCGAGGAGGGCGAAGTGATCCGCGTCGAGGGCGGCGACGGTCGCGTCACGGTGAAGCGAAACCCGTGGAGCGCGGTGCTCGCCGAGCACGGCGACCGACTGCGGCGCATGATGAGCGAGTTCGGACTCACCCCAGTCGGTCGTGCCCGAATCGGCGCGGCGAAGGAGCAGGCAAAGGATGCCCCGAAGGAAGACATCTTCACCAAGCGTCGCGCGTAAGCCGAAGAAGCCGGCCGAGCACCCGGCCGCGAAGTGGAACACGATCCCCGGCTATGACGCGATCGCGACCGCAGGCAACTGCACATTCGACGAGCAGGCCGCGCTCCATGTGATCCGGTTCATCGAGACCGCGTGCAAACTCACCACGAGCACTTGGGCCGGCCTACCGTTCACGCTGCTCCCGTGGCAGAAGGCACTCATCGCCAACGCTTACGGATGGATCCGCCCGGACGGCACGAGGCGGTATCGGCGCGTTCACATCCTCGTCCCGCGCAAGTGTGGCAAGACCGAACTCGGCGCGGCCCTCGCGCTGTATCACCTCCTCGCGGACGATGAGCCTACGCCCGAGGTGATCTCGATCGCGGCCGACCGCGCGCAGGCGGGCCGATGCCTCGAGGCGGCGAAGCGCATGGTGCGGGCCGAGCCGATGCTCGAGAGCCGCACCGAGGTCTATCAACACCGGGTGATCGTGCCGAGCACGGCCGGCGTGTACAAGGTGATGTCGAGCGAGGCTCCGAGCGCGCACGGCCTGAATACGAGCGCTTGCATCGCGGACGAGGTGCACGCGATGGAGAATCGGCGCGAGCTGTGGGAGGCGATCGAGACGAGCGTCGGCGCGCGTCGGCAACCGATGCTCGTGACGATCACGACCGCCGGCACGCTCCGCGAGAGTCTCGAGTTCGAGATGTACGACTATGCGTGCAAGGTGCGCGACCGCGTGATCGACAACCCGTACTTCTTGCCCGTGGTCTACTCGGCGAGCGAGGGCGACGATTGGACGAGTCCAGAGACCTGGCGCAAGTGCGCGCCGAGTCTCGGGCACACGGTGCACGAGGGGTACTACGCCGAGAAGTGCAAGGAGGCGCAGGAGCAGCCCTCGATGGAAACTCCGTTCCGAACCTACTACCTGTGCCAACATGTCTCCGCCTCGAACCGATGGCTTCGGATGGCGGATTGGGACAAGTGCCGTCTCGACTTCGACGAGTCCCGGCTCGCCGGCCTCCCGTGCTACCTCGGGATCGACTTGGGCGAGACGAGCGACCTCACCGCGCTCACGGCCGTATGGCTCGACAAGGACGAAGCGTGGGTGCGCTCGTGGGCGTTCGCGCCCGAGGAAGGCGCGCAGCGGCGGCAGAAGCGGGACAAGGTGCCCTATCTCGACTGGAGCCGGCAGGGGCATATGAGGCTTACACCGGGCGACGCGACCGATTACGAGTTCGTGCGGCGGGAGATCCTGCGGATCGTCGGCGAGCACAAGGTGCAGGCGGTCGGGTACGACCCCTACAACGCGAGCGGCCTCGCGCAACAACTCGAGGCCGACGGCCTGCGGCTCAAGCGAGTGCCCCAGTCGTACTACTACATGGCCGAGCCGACCAAGCGATGGGAGGCGATGGTCACGAACCATCGGCTGCGGCACGACGGCAACCCGGTGCTCACTTGGGCAATGTCCAACTGCGTCGTGGAACTCGACGCGAACTCGAACCCGCGCCCGAGCAAGCGACGCTCGACGGAGAAGATCGACCCCGTGGTCGCGGGAATCGTGGCACTCGCGGTAGCACTCGATGCCGCGCCGACGGTATCACAAGCGACACCGTACGCCGAGAGAGGAATCCTATGGCTCTGATCGACTGGTTCCGCCGACCCGCCCCGACTCCCGAGCCGACGCTCGAAGAGCGCGCGGTGATCGACCGCTCGCCGATCGGACAGCCTCCGGGCGGGGCGCAGGCGTACATCTCGACCTACGCCGACACGGGCCGCTCGATCACGCCGGAGGCCGCGAGGGAGGCTCCGACGGTCTACGCCTGCACGCGGCTCATCTCCCAGAGCGTGGCGCGCATGGAGTGGCGAGTGATGCGCCGGGAGGGAGGGATCCCGGTTCCCGCTCGCGAGCATCCGCTCTATCGGCTCCTGAACATCGAGCCGAACCCGTACATGGGGGCGATGGTCTGGCGCGAGTCGATGCTCCTCGACTGCCTCCTTTACGGGAACGCCTACGCCGTGATCGAGCGCGACGCGGTCGGCCGCGTGGTCGGCCTGCACAAGTTGCGAGCGGACTCGGTCGAGGTCTCGCGCGGCCCTGACGGGATGCCCGTCTACTCGTACACCTCCTCGCGTTGGGGCGTGTCGAAGAGCACCGATCAGGTGTGGCAGGCGTACGACATCTTCCACCTCCGCGCGCCGAGCCTCGACGGTCTCCTCGGCGAGACTCCGATCTACCTCGTGCGGAACATCATCGGCGTGGAACTCGAGGCGGAGAAGTTCGTCGCTTCGTTCTTCCGCAACGGCGCACGGCCGGCGGGACTCATCAAGGTCACGGGCACGCTCACCGAGGAAGCACTCAAGCGGCTCCGCCAGTCGTGGCAGTCGATCACGGGCGGCGCGGAGAACGCCGGCCGCGTGGCGATCCTGGAGAGCGGCTACTCGTGGGAGAAGGTCTCGGTCGATCCCGAGGAAGCGAAACTCGTCGAGTTGCGATCGTTCTGTCGGTCGCAGATTGCGGCCGCGTTCAATGTCCCGGTGCACATGGTCGGCGATGCTACGAAGACCTCGTATGCGAGTGCCGAGCAGGCCGATGCCGAGTTCGTGAAGCATTGCCTCGCGAACTGGGCCTCGCGGTTCGAGGAGGAATGCGCGCGCAAGCTCGTGCGCGAAGGCGAGCCGATCGAGACGCACATCTCGTTCGACGCGCTCCTCCGAGGCGACCTCGCGTCGCGATTCGCGGCGTACTCGACCGCGCTGAACAATGGCTTCCTCACCATTAACGAGGTGCGCGAGCGTGAGAACTACGCGCCGATCGACGGCGGCGATGCGGCTCGCGCGCCCGTGAACCTAGCGATCGTCGATCCGAACGCCGGCAAGGCGGGCGACCAGTCGCCGCTCACGGCCCCGGCTCCCGTGCCGGCTACGGCCCCGACCGCTCGGGACGCGAAGGGACGCTACGCGAAGCGCAAGTCGAAGCGGCTCGCCGATCTCTCGCCCGAGGTTCAGGAGTGCGTGAGCGGCAAGATCGGTCGGCTCCTCGACGAGGGATACGATCAGGATCAGGCGGTCGCGATCGCGATCTCGATGTGCACGGAGGCCGATGGTGCCTGACTCCTTCGAGCCTAACGCCGGGATGCGCGAGGAGGCCGAGCGTGGCCTCGCGTGGCGGCGCGAGCACGGGCGCGGCGGTACGGAGGTCGGGGTCGCTCGGGCGCGTGACATCGCCAACGGTCGCGCGCTCTCGATCGACACGGTGCAGCGCATGGCCTCGTACTTCGCGCGGCACGAGGTGGACAAGCAGGGCCAAGGGTGGGCACCCGGCGAGGAAGGCTTCCCGTCGGCCGGCCGGATCGCGTGGGCACTCTGGGGAGGCGACGCGGGCCGCTCGTGGGCCACGAACATTCTCGAGCGCGTAGACCGCGCAGGAGGCGACATCATGGAGCGACGCTACGGGCAGGCGATGGAAGTGCGTGCGGACGATGG